TCCAGGCTTTTGCTTCAAAAGCAATATCTCTTGGGGGAAAAGTAGTATCAGCCATAGCCGGAATAGGCAACGCTTCGTCCGAAACAGGTGAAAAAATAAGAAAACTATCAAATCCGTTAAGCTCATTGGCAAATAAGTTGAGTACTTTATATGCAAAAGGATTTTTAGTAAAACGGGCCCTTGAAGTTTTATCATCTCCTGTAGAATCTGCGATGAATTACGTAGAGACTTTGAACTATTTCAACTCTGCATTTAATCAAGTTGCAGAAGGAATCGACACAGACGAATGGAAGAAGAGCGGTATTAAATCCGCAGAAGCATATGCCAATTCATTTCAAGAGAGAGCGAAACAACTTTCTCAGAAATTGACAGGATTTGAAATTTCCGATACTGGGGAACTTACTAGAACAAATACTGCAAGCCTTGGACTTGACCCTGAAAAGGCTATGCAGTATCAGACAACATTCGCACAGATGTCATCATCTATGGGCGATACCTCCGAGACTGCATTGAAGTTGTCAAATGCTTTGACAATGATTGGTTCTGACCTTGCATCTGTAAGGAACATGGATTTTGAAGATGTATGGGAAGACATGGCATCCGGATTGACTGGCATGAGCCGTACAATGGACAAGTACGGCATCAATATCCGTAATGCCAACATGCAACAGGAATTATACAATCTGGGAATCAACACCAGCATATCAAATTTATCTCAGGCAGATAAAACGATCTTACGTACAATTATTTTGCTGAATAATTCTAAATATGCATGGGGTGATTTGGCTAATACGATTAACCAGTCAGCGGCGTAATAAATGCATAGCTGTTGATTTAGTCGCCTATATCGAAACCGACAAGTAGGATATGGGTTATAAGTGATGAAATAAGCTGGAAAGCCGTTTGCAACGGTAATCAGAGAGTGAAGGCTATGGGCAAAAACATAGTCAACCGCAACGCGTAGGAAGTGAACCTGTCGCTGAGATGCTACAGAATATAATCTTCCCAAGAGACATCGCTATCGGTCGGTACGGGTGCAGAACCCGTGGTAAAAAGGTACGCTGGACTGCATTATAATGATGCAGAAGTAAGGATAAAAAGCCTTACGATAACAATTCGAAATCAGCCAGCAAACCAGATTCGTATGCTGCAATCCAATTTTGCATCTCTTGGTAGAACAATAGGCTCCTTGTTCATTCCTATACTGCGAACAGTTCTTCCGTATATCAATGCAATAGTCATTGCACTTCAAAGAATGTTTGCTTATATTGCAAAATTGCTTGGAATCAAACTGTCGAACTTTGTATCATCCACTGGCGGTATTTCTGTAGATACAAGTAACATTGCGGATGATATGGATAATGCCAGTGGTTCTATTGATACTGCAAATAAGAATGCCAAAAAACTCGAAAAAACATTGTCAGTTCTTTCATTTGATGAACTGAATCAGCTTAATGACAATTCTGATTCTGGTAATACAAGTAATCCTTCTTCCGGTTCTGGAAATGGTGGATTAGGACATATAGGAGCGCTTGATGCTGCGTTAGATGATGCTTTGTCTGCATATCAAAAAGCATGGGATGAAGCTTTTAAAAAGATGTCCAACAGGGCAAATAAAATGGCGGATGCCATTGTAAATGCCTTTAAGAGAAAAGACTGGAAAGGTCTTGGAAAAATCATGGCTGATGGCATCAACTGGGGTATGCAAAAACTCTATGATGCTATTAACTGGAACAAAGTAGGCCCTTACATCACTAAATTCACCAGTGCATTCACCCAGACTTTCAACAGCATTGTTGATAATATCAATTGGAATTTGATGGGACGCACTGTTGGCGCTGGATTAAATACTATTGTCAATATGGCAAATCAGCTTCTGGAAGGAACAGACTTCAAAAACCTTGGAAAGAAATTTGCTGAAGGCGTCACAGGATTTATTCGCGAAGTTGAATGGACTAATTTGGGCAACATGCTTGGAAACAATTTCATGAAAGCATGGGATGTGTTTACAGGATTTGTAGAAAATCTTCCATATAATGAAATCGGTCAGGCTGTTGCGAATGGTTTAAATGGTATTTTTGAAAAAGTAGATTTTGGTGAAATCGCACATGCGCTTGCAACCGGTTTGAATGGTGCATTTGATTCACTAGCGGCATTTACCAATAACTTCAATTGGAATGATTTTGTTGATAACATCACAAGTGGCATCGTGACATTTATGCAGGAATTTGACTGGAAAGAAAACGGGCAGAAACTTGAAAACTTTATCAATCATCTCTTGACGTCATTAATTGACATTGCAAAAGGCGTCGATTGGGAATCATTCGGACATAATGTAGGGGTTTTTCTGAGCCAGATAGAATGGGGCAAACATCTTTCTCAGCTTTTGACGGTTGTTGGTGATGTGCTTGGTGGAATTTGGGAAGGGCTTGGAACAACATCTGCCGGCACGTTTGTGCAGGCAATAGCTGTTTTTGCGGTTGGTGACAAACTCATGCCGTTAGTAGATACAATCACTAAGTTCTTCACAGGCGATACTGTATTTGGAAATCTTTCTAAAGCTGTGCAAAGCATGCTGAATCCCGCAATTACTGAGGCGGTAAAGACAACTATTCCAGCACTTGGAACTTCTTTAGGAAGCCTTGTTGCAACAGGCGGTGGAATCGCTCTTGCTGTAGGCGGAGCTGTTCTGCTAACGAAAAAATTGGCTGGGCTCTTTGAAACCATGCAAGGCGGCAATGGAATGACTACGCAATATGGCGGTTATCTGCATGATTACGCAACGCAGTTGACTGATATGGCAAATCTTACAAACGATCAATCAGAAGCATTATGGCAGTTGATTGAAAAGGACGAAGAGCTTGGAAAGACCCACGATGAAATGTATTCTGATATGGTTGAAAAGCTAAAAGAATATGGTGTTTCAGCGGATCAGGCAAAAACCGCTCTTGAGCAGTATGGCGCACAGGCGGGTGTTTCGGCTGAATTTGTTGAAGGTATGACCAATCAAATTTCTGCTCTTGGAGAAGGTGTATCTGAAGCTGCAAGTAAATTTGATACATCAAAAATAAGTGTCAGCGATTTAAAAGATACTCTGCGCGCATTGAGCCTTTCTTCTAAAGAATTCGGAGGTGATTATACGACGGCCTGGAATGCAATAAGCGAAGTACCTTATAGCAACACAAAAGATGCATTAGACACGGTTTACACTTCTCTCAAAAACGCAGGTGTTCCACTTGATGAACTTGATAAGAAATTACGAGAAGATTTTCCAAATGCAACTGTTGTAACCAAAACGGCTGTTGAGCAGAATATAGTCGGGGCTCAGGAAACTATTTCGTCATCCGTTGCAAAAGCATCAAAAGATACCAAAACAGCTACAAGCGAAATGACAAAAAATGCAACTGACGACTTTGCAGAAATTCAAAAGCAAGCTGATACTTATATGGGAAATGTCGCTACCACAACGTCTATGAATTGGGGAAATTCTTCACGAGAAGCAACCATAAAGGCCAGAGAGATGAAAGTAGCGGTCAGCACAGAACTTGGTAATATGGACAAATCTGTCAGAAGCCATTTCGAAAGCCAATATAACATCGCTTATGTAAAATGGGAAAATATTGGAAGAGACATATCCAATTATATTTCCGGTACGATGAATAGTGATATAGGCAGTGCACTGGATAGCTTTGTTGATACAATCCGAAATTCTTTCAGTAATATGTATGATATTGGATACAATGCAGCACAAAGTCTTTATAGCGGCATGAAAAATGTTTCTATGCCAACATTATCATATCGTATATCAGAATGGAAAACACATAATCTTGGAAACGGTAAAACCAGTCAAACTCCTGTTTACAGTCCTAATTGGTACGCAACAGGTGGAGTATTTACAAAGGCGTCTGTAATCGGCGTTGGCGAAGCAGGACAGGAAGCTGTTCTCCCACTGACAAACCGTAAGGTAATGAAAAGTATTGCTGATAATATCATGTCTAGCTATGACGGTAGTGCAGGTCTTTCAAAGGAAGAACTTGCAGCAGCTGTTGAACGCGGCGTGGTTACTGCGATGATGAACAACGGTGGATTTGGTGGATCTTCGCCAGAATACATCATGAACAGCATCAAGGTCAATGAACGTGAGCTGGCACGAATTGTCACAAAAGCACAAAGCAATACAGAATATCGTATGAATCCATCACCGGCATATTGATATAACAATTGTTGTAAATGATATAATGGCGCCCCGAAAAAGTATCGGATTGAATGAATTTCGGCACTGATCGGGGCGCGCTTTTTTATGATTAAAGTTTTTAAAAAACAGTACAATTTGTACTATTTTATTCTTATTTAAAACAAAAAAAGCAAATAAGAGTATGATTTTTCAAAAAAATGGAATAAGCCCTTATTTGGCAAAATAACGCTGAAAATCCAGAACGAGCCGTACTAAAATGTAAATACATTGAAACTAATTTATGAATAATTTGTAAACTGTAATTTTCATTGATTTCGAAATAATTAGTTTATTTTACAAAATAAAATTTTTTAGAAACAAATATTCTGTCAACAAGGCATTTTTGTTTACATAATATCTTAATGTAACGTTACAATAACGTTACGTGTAACGCGCTGTAACGCAATAGAATAAGAATAAGAGTAAGAATAAGAATATTAATTAATATATATGAGATATATATTAATCGTCGAATAAGAGCTTATTCGCCCCTGCTAAATCACTTGATCTCGTATTTGACTTTTAAAACGATTTTAAGTTTGATTCGATAAAATCCTTGCTAAAAGGATAAAAATTGATTTTAGGCATAAATTTCGAACGCACAAGGACATTCTGGAACATAAATCATGTTTCCGAATTAATTTTCCGTAGTCTTTCAAATTGCTTTACTATTCATACTGAAACATACTTCATGTATGTGATAAAATAAAAAATCATAAAGCGTCTATCAGGGTAAGAACAATAGGCGCTATTTTTGTGCACGTAACGTCCTTTATAGGGCGTTTTTTATTTTTATGAGGTATTTAGCATGGCAGAGATATTTTTAAGAGTGGACAATGTTTCAATGCCCTGTCCATCTGCTTATACATGGGGGTTAAATGATATATCAGCGTCAAAATCAGGCAGGTCTGACGATTCGATTATGCATAAAAACAGGGTGGCTCAAAAAAGAAAATTATCTTTACGGTGGAACGGTAAGGACTGGGCAACTACTGCGAAAATATTACAGGCATTTAATCCCGAATACATACAGATAACATACCCGGACATGATGTCAGGAACATATGAAACAAGAACGTTTTACGTTGGCGATAGAAGTGCACCAGTCAAATGGTGGTGGGCTGGAAATCAAAGGACGGAATCTATCAGTTTTGATGTGATCGAGAGGTAAGGCATGAGAAATTTATCATCTAGGTGGAAAGAAAAAGTTAAAAATGGAATGGATGTGCATTATCTCAAGTATGCCGATATCACTCTTACTGATGGGACTGTATTAAACTTGACGAATGCCGATTTGTGGCAAAACGGAATGACGTTTGAGGATTCTGTATCTGGAGATAGCAGTTTTGATATTGGATCTGCGATTATTAATGTTTTAACGCTGAGTATTAATAACTTTGAAGGTCAGTATTTCGATTACGATTTTGAGGGAGCAGAAGTCATATGTTACGTTGGATTACAGATTGAAGATGAGGACACAAGTGAACTATTAGATTCAGCCGGAGAACAAATACTGGATTCAACCGGCAATACAATCATAGTTCATAAAAATACGGTTATTGAAAAAACACGTATTTGTACAACAACAGTAGTTGAACAGCCGGAAGACGAAACGGTGACCATAGACCTTACGTGCGAAGACAATATGCGGAAGTTTGACCGCAATTATTCCGACAGCAAATTGAAGTATCCGGCGACCAGAGGGCAGATCATTCGTGATGCGTGCGAAGTATGTGGCGTTGCATTACAAACGTATCATTTTGATCACGATGATTATATCGTACAGACCAGACCATCAGATGATGCACTGACGTTCCGACAAGTATTACAGTGGGTTGCTCAAATTGGCTGTCAGTGGTTACGATGTGATGAATATGGCAGACTTTGCGTAAAGTGGTACGATACAGAAAAAGCAGATGCGCAGGAAATTGATACGACTTATAGTTTTACGCCACAACACACAGATGTTGTAATTACAGGTATTCAAGTAACTGAATATAGCGATTCTTCCGATGAAGAACCAGAAAGTTATATGGCCGGTACACAGGGATATGTACTGGCCATTTCTGACAATAAATTGATTCGTAAAGGTGACGGACAAACAGTTGCTTCAATGATCGCCGAAAAATGTGTCGGGATGTCATTTCGACCATTTGAATCGGAATGTCCAACAGATGTTGCATTGGAAGCCGGTGATGCAATTACGATTGAAGATCGTAATGGATATTTGTACAGTACTTACCTTACGACTACAACCTTGCAGCCGGGAGCTGGACAGAATATTGCTTGCAATGCTAAAAGTACTGCTAAAAATAGCAGCACTCGTTACAGTCAAATCACGCAGGTATATGTGACTGCCCGAAAAATGGTAAAAGCTGAAAAGACAGCCAGAGAAAAAGCTCTTGAAGAATTTGGAAAAAGAATTGATTCAGCCACAGGAGTTTATACCACAGTCCAGAAACAGGCAGATGGTAGCGACATTTTCTATTTGCACGACAAACCAACTCTGGCAGAATCCAAAGCTATCTGGAAAATGACTTCTGAGGCATGGGGAGTTTCTACAGATGGTGGACAGACATGGAATGGTGGTATGACTGTTGACGGCGATACTATTGTAAGAATCTTGAATGCGGTCGGAGTGAATGCTGATTGGATTAATGCCGGAGCGATTACAGTAAAAGATGCCAATGGAAATATTCTTTTCCAAGTAGACATGGATACCAAAAAAGTTATCATCAGCGGAGATTCCGTAGTTATTGGAGGAAAAACAGCAAGTAAGGCACTGTCCGATAATTTGCAGGAAAGCAAAGATTATTCTGACGGTAAATTAGCTGATTACGCAAACACAATAGCAGAGTCGCTGTCTGGTTTACAATCCCAAATAGACGGACAAATAGAATCGTTTTTCTATGATTATGAGCCGTCTTTACAGAATATACCGGCATCTCAATGGACTACAACAGAAGAACGAAAAAAACATGAGGGTGATTTATTCTACTGGAAAACGACAGGGTATGCGTATCGTTTTATGCAAGACGGTGCTACGTGGAAGTGGCAGTTAATCCAAGACAATGATATTTCTAAGGCACTTGCAACAGCAGAAAAAGCAAAGGATACAGCGGATGGAAAACGAAGAACATTTGTGGTTCAACCATCTCCTCCATACGACATTGGCGATTTATGGTCACAAGAAGGTGGAGATATTCTGACTTGTGTGGTTTCGAGATCACAGGGCAGTGTATATGTATCATCAGACTGGCGGAAATTAAATAAATACACTGATGATACTACTGCAAATAAAGCCCTTGAAGCAGCATCATTAGCCAAAAACATGACCTTACAGCTTTCCAACGACATGCAGACAATCGCATCCGATGCAGATGGCAACATTACGACATTTCCTACAGTCGCAACAGCGGCAACCGTCATGTATGGAACACAGGACATCACGGATGATTGTAGTTTTACAATTACAAAATCTGCAAGCGTAACTGGCTCTTGGAATGATGCGACACATGTTTACAATGTTACAGGACTGACTTCCGATAATGGCTGGGTAGACATCAAGGCAACGTACCTGGTCAATCTGGCAATAACAAAAAGATTCACAATTTCTAAACAGAAACAAGGTAAGCAAGGCATACAAGGCGTTGGAAAAGACGGAAAAACTACTTACCTGCATATCAGATATGCGCCAGTACAGAATCCTACTGCTAGTCAGATGACTACTGTGCCAGACAATAATACAGTATATATCGGCACATACAGTGATTTTAACGGAGTTCCTAGCACCAATCCATCTGCTTATACATGGGCGAAATTCAAGGGCGACCAGGGCGTTCAAGGCCCGCAGGGCGAGCAAGGCGAAAGAGGAATTCAAGGTCTGCAAGGAGAAAAAGGAGATCAAGGAATCCAGGGCGAAAAGGGTGAACAGGGTGTACCGGGCAAGGACGGTACGAACGGAAAGACATCTTACTTCCACATCAAGTACAGTGCCGTAGAAACTCCGACATCTGCCAGTCAGATGACCGAAACACCAAACACGTATATCGGAACATATGTTGACTTTGAGGAACAAGATTCTGCCGACCCATCGAAATATACATGGTCAAGATTTGAAGGAATTCAGGGAAAACAAGGAGAACAAGGCATCCCGGGTGTAGGAATTGATGGAAAGACAAGTTACCTGCATATTGCTTACGCTAATTCCGCTGATGGTAAAACGGACTTTTCAATTTCGGACGCGTCAGGCAAAACATACATCGGTCAATACACGGACTTTGAAGTGAATGACAGCACTGACCCAACGAAATACACATGGTCATTGATTAAGGGCATGGACGGAAAAGATGGCAAATCCTCATACACATGGATGAAATACGCAACCAGAGCGGACGGACTTGACCTGTCAGATTCGCCTGATTATGTGCCACTTCTGGACAGCGCAGGGGCATTTGTTCTTGATTCGAACGGAAACAAGATATTCACGGCAACACAGGCAACTTACATCGGTATTGCTACGAATAAGGATACACCGACAGAAAGTGAAGACCCGTCAGATTATATCTGGTCAAGATTCAGGGGTGTTGATGGATATGACGGAAAAGATGGTGCACAGGGCATTCCGGGAAAAGATGGAGTCGATGGAAAAACTCAGTATACACATCTTGCGTATGCGAATAGTGCTGATGGAAAGACCGATTTCTCTGTAGATGATCCAAACCGTGAGTACATCGGAATGTATGTAGACTTCGCAGAAGAAGACAGCACAAACCCCGAGGACTATGCGTGGTCACTCATCAAAGGTGCAAATGGAGCACAAGGGGTACCCGGAACTCCGGGCAAAGATGGAAAGACGCCATACCTCCATATAGCCTATGCCAATTCCGCTGATGGAAAGACAGATTTCTCTGTAGACAATAGCGTAGATAAACAGTACATTGGTCAATACACGGATTACACAGAAGAAGACAGCACGAACCCGGCTGATTACAGCTGGACAAAAATAAAAGGAGAGCAGGGAAATCCGGGACGCACATATTTTATCGAACTTTCTTGCAGCACTTTAAAAAGAAATCCTGATGATTTAAGTGTAACACCGTCTTCTGTGACAGCTTATGCATATTATCGAGACGGAAACGGAGAGAAAATAGCATATGCAGGAAGGTGGAGGATTCAATATTCATTAGACGGCAACAGTTGGACCAATATGGGAAGCGCCGCAGAAGCAAAATCAGTTGCAAAGGTGTTTTACTCAACAGACAAATTTAAT